TCGTTCCGATCGACGACACCAGCGGACGGGCCGCGTCGATGAAGTCGATGACCGGCCCGACGATCGGATCGGGGATCACGCCGAGTGAATCGCCGGTCCTCTGATGGTCGGCGGCGCGAGCGTAGACCTCCAGGCGGTCGGTCGCCTCGCGGCTGCCCTGGGCGCTGTTCCACATGTCGAGCATGTACGCACCAGCCGAGCGGTACTCGACCTGGCCGGGCTCGGGCTTGCCCTTCATGACGGCGATGGCCTGATCGACGGCACGGCCCTTGCTGCGGGTCTCGTAGGCGATCCGGTTGACCTCCTGGGCCTGATCCAGTTCCTTCTGGATCTTCTCCATCCGGCCCCGGGCCTCGATGATCATCTCGCCTTCCTCGTCGTTGACATCACGACCGGCGGCGTTGGCCCGCTGGTAGATGCCCCTGACGAGGGATTCCTTCTGCTCCAGTTCCCGATCGAGCCGCTGGATGTACTCGTCGCCAGCGGTGATATTGCTTCCCACCTTGATCTCCTTCAAGAGAAATTTTGTTTGATTGGCAACGGTCCTCTTGACCAGCGAGTCCTAAACGGACAGCCCTCCCGGCTAGCGCTCACCCAACGGTGATGCCAGCAGGATAACACCAATAAGGTGTTGCGAAACGCAACACTTACTAGTGGCGCACTCGCTTCGCGGCCCACTGCAAAACGGGGTCGCTAAGGAACTCATCCATTCGTGGAGTTTTTGAAACTGTCGGAATCTGCGGAGAATCCTCGCTCCGCATTGCCAGAACTTTCGCGCCCTCATAAGCAGGCTGTCCGACAAATGCCAGGTGATCCAAGAAGGCCCGGTTAACTCGACGGGTCTTGGAGTAATAGTCCAGCTCTTGATCGAACTTCGGATTCTTGATCATGAACCCGATGCTGGGAAACAGGGCCTCGTCACTGGCGAGTTCCAGAGTTTCGTCACCGTCGGCAGTACGGCTGATCTTCACTTCGCTGATCAGGCCAGCATCGCGATAGGGATCAGAAGAAAGAACGCGGCCGACGAGCTTTGCACCAGCATGATCCGGTGCGGGGATGCTCAGAGATGTCGTCGCCGGAATCTTGCGAGTCTGCCCTTCGATTCCATTGAAGGCTGAACGCGAAAAGACCTCGGTCCACATCTCCTGTCGAAAAGGAACCGACGTCGGGCTTTCGTACGGAACAGCAAGAACGGTGATGATTCGCTGAGCGAAATCAACATTGTCGATGTGGACGTTTTCCGAGCGGGTTTCAACTCCCGGATTCATCGCGCTTCGATCCTCGCCATCCTCTTCGTCGGAAACTTCAATTCCGAACTTTTTAGCGGCCGCCTTGATCCGGCCCATGATTGCGTCGGCCTGCTCAGATGTGTAGCTTTCGCGGTTCTTCGGCATGGAGAAGTAGCTGAGCGCAGCACGAACGTGCTCTTCAGTGTCGATCGGATACCGCTTCTTTTTGTCATCCTGATAGCCGGGATCGGCATACGCCACATCGCCGTATGGCTCATCAGCCGCCATCGTTCGGCCTCCCACGTCGTCTATTCTGGCTAGATTACCGCAACGCTTCGTGTTTGATGCGCATGTTATGCACTCTCGTCTTCGTTGCGGCCCTAATGCCACGGATAGGACAACTCGCCCCAGGCATCATTGCGGCCGACCCTCCATGCTCGACGCGGCGCCCGACGATGCCTGGACACCAAGCTCGGCTCATCGCAATGATCGACAAGTGAAGGATTGCTATAAGCCACAGAATGTCCATTGCGCCTCGCCCAACGGGACAGCTCTCCGTCAATTCCCCTACTGAGACCGACACCTTCAATCATCAGCGGCAACAGTTCGCGTCGCATGGCAAGAGCAACTGCATGAAGAACGCGTCCGTGCGTCACAATCCACTGAGCACCGACAGCGTCCGCCTTGCTTAAAACACTCTTCGTTAGAAGGTCACTGCTGTACCCGTTGCCCAGGTAAAACGAAACAATCGGCGCGGGGGCGACAGCCAATGCCGAAGCTAACTGCTCACGGAAGTCGTCAACCGGAACTGCATCGTCTTCCAATACGACAGCGTGCGTGTCTGCCGGCCCCAGCGACTCGGCCAGGAAGCGCCATGCAGCTAGATGGTTGCCGGAGCACCCGAGGGTTCCATCATCAATACTGAGATGATCAGCGTTAACCTTGCTTGCAAGGTTTGCCCCCATGTCGCCGCGGCGGCTGTCAGCAACGACAGCAATCTTCACCATGATCTGCCCTGCATAATCAACTCTCTGATCTGCTCGGGGGTTTTTGCTTGCTGGTATTGCCGAAGGCGCAGCCTGTTCTTGGCCGTAGCGGCACGATCTTCGCTACTGAGGTGATCGCCACGCCCTCCCGAAAGGTGATACAGGTGGTATGCCGATCCCTCTACCCAGCGTGTTGGCCCGGCTAGAACGTCAAAAGCGATCTTCATAATGTCGTCGTCGTACCAGGCGCCTTCGGTGACTTCATCCCAGCCTCCAACCTCATCCAAGGTCCGCTGGGACATGACATTCACAGCGCCGATGCTGCGCCGATGGCCTTTCACCGGGGAGGCCAAAGCGTCCTCCGGATAAATCTCATATGCCCGAACCCGAGCGGAATCAGCTTCGTCGATGGCCATGAACCAAGAGAACGGAACCACCATGCCCGGCGCTTCGGAAGCCATCTCGATAGCCCGGTCAATCTGATCGAAATCTACAATCAGATCCGATTCGGCAAAGATGAACATGTCGGCATCGCTGTTTTCAACAGCCCTGTTGTAGGCGGCACCCCGATTAAATGGCGCATCGCCACTTCGGCCATCGCTGGTCACCTGAACTTCGCAACTGTATCCAGTCCAGTAATCAGCGACATATGCCAAATTAGCGAGGCGCAGCGGGTCCAGGCCGCGATCACGAAAAGGGATTACAACAACAGTTTTCATGCGCTATCCGACCAGAGTGTTGCGTTCTGCAACACCCCGCAGGTACTCCCATGCGATCTCATCGTAATCTTGACGCCACTCAAACTCTTGATGGTCGGTAACCTTCTGCGGCCCGAAGCCCAGGTGTGCTGCGGTGAAACCGCGCATCACTGTCCGGTCGAACATGTTGGCCGCGCCTTCATCGCCCGTCCGCGCGCTTGGCCTGAACTCTCGATCAGCAATGCGAGTTGGGGATCTATGGCCTATCTTGCCTTGGAGTCGATGCAACATTTCCCAAGTCATGCCAATGAAGTTGATCGACAGCCAGGTATCCACGTCGGCAAAGCCGAGCGGACGGCTCACCAGGTCGCGCCATTCTTCAAACATGAAACGGTGGGCTAGCTGCGCGTACTCGTTGCTTTCGTGGACGTCGAGCAATGGGATGCCCAACTGGGAAAAGCCATCCCATAGTTTCGGCATGAACGGCGTGCACGCGCCGTTGTTGACCACTTCGGCACTGAGGATCTTGTTCGGATTAGCTTCGATGGCGTCGACGAAAGCCCCGAATTTCTCTGACTCCACAAACACAACATCGTCATCCATTTTCACAAACAGCACGTCGCGAAAGCTATCGCGAGCGTAGTAGTGCCACACTCGCGGCATGTTGTGAATAGCGGCTCGACCCGACCACTGATTCCACACCTTGATCCGCTCCCCCTCGACGGACTTGATGAACTCCGAATCGGCATGAAGTCGAGCAAGGTTCCACAAGTGAAAACTCACCCGCGGATTGTCATCGAGTATTTTTCGGATGATCGGCAGGTTGATGCGAAGGTTCCCTTCACGACCTGCAAACATGAACAGAATGACGGGCTTGTCCGACATGGCTAGTCCATCCCGCCGGTGAGCCTCGACGCGGCCGGCTCGTCACTCAGGCGCTCCATAGCCCTAGCTTCATCGGGTGACATCACGCCACATTCGATGAGAGTTTTGTAGGCATTGGCGCGGTCAACAAGGCTGGGCCGGGTGTAGTCGTCACGGTTCAGCTCTAGGCTCTGCGGGCCAGGCAATGCCCAGCCGCCCAGCGCACTCATGACGGCCGTCGCCTTAGGCCGCAAACTTGAACGATCATGGAAACCGAACAGCTGCTCGATGTTGGAGTAGGTGAGCGACCCAGTCGCGCCAGGTAGACCGACGAGGAATGGTGGAACGCCAAGCAGGATGGCTATCCGCGCCTCGGCAAACTGTGTCATCTCCAGCAAGCTGATCTCGCTGGCGTTCATTGTCTTCGCCTGATGAAGTGTTGCACCGTTGGACACCAGCGCGGGATGGCCCGAATACCGAGTGCGCGACTCAATCCACCTGTCCATCAGATCCGTCGCCTCGGACTGGCTGATCTTGCGATCGACCCCTAGCCAGTACAGGGGAACACCACCTGTTTCGGCCAGATTTTGGGTGTACCGCTGCAAGAGGCCGATAGTGACCTGTCGGTCAGTCGCTGATTCCAGCGGGCCGTGGCCTCGGGGGTCGTCAATAGTTGTTTGATACCTGATGTGCAGGATCTCTTTAGTTACGTCCATGGCGCCGAGCCGGTACTCCCGCATCCCGCCGTTCAGCTCAACCTGGACGAGCCACGGCGGAATGATGCGGAACCGGACGGGATACCCGTCGGAGTCGTTGGCCATCGGCAACACGAAAGCCTCGCCAAGGTGGTAATCCCAAAACAGCTGCTTGGCGAACTCCTGCCAGCCGGAGTAGACAGTCGGATCGGGATTGCTCATCCACGACGTCGACCTGATGACAGAGCCGTTTCGGAGGCGGTAAACCGGCATCGAACTCAGCACTGACGAATTCAGGTCGATGCACGCCCAGGCAACGTCAACCAGGCTTTTCACCTGGTGGCCGGCATCCCAGTTTGGCGTCGACCAGGAATCCGGATAGCCCGACCAGTGAGAAGGCTGCGGCCACGGAAGCGCGCGCGACTCTGGGAGGTCGACAAGACTGCTGATGTCCATCATGTCGGGATCACCAGGGTTGTATGCGGGACCTGGATTCCCGTTGGGCACCACGCCGTCGGGCCTTTCGCCCTTAAGCCATGTCCAAAAGCTCACCGAAGCCACCTCCCATGATTGGGGTTTATTCTAGGGTGTTGCATCCCGCAACACCGTCATAACAGGACGGGCATCGGTGCGGCAGCCATGCCATAGCGATACAGGGCGCACGAGCACGCCACGGCTGGCGACACATCGACACTGTAACTGCGCCTGTCAAACACTTCCGATTCACCCGACACGATGAACCGGGTTCTGGTCATCGCCATGGCCGTATTCAATTCCTCCTGATCAAGGTGCCGGATTGTCGCGTTCTTGATGGCTTCCTGCATGGTGGAGTAAGAGGCAGCCATATCCGTTTGGGATAGCCGCTTGTAATCAATGTTCGCCTCGACCAGGGCAGGCTCAAGCGAGCGGGCAGCGCCACTGGTAATCGCCACCTCCACAATCCTGCGGTTGTCGATCAACTTCTGAACCCGGGAAACGGCGTCACGAGCCTTAACCTCCGTCGCCATCAGCAGCACCCGCGAGCCGCTATCGGTATCAATCTCACCGGCAACACCGATCCAGCAATGCCGACGATCAGGACTCATGTCAATCACGATTGCTGCGCTGGCTGGCGTATCTGCGCCGCGGTCGGCGAGGTCGCTCCATGCTGCGAGGTCAAAGGCGCTTGCCTCGTCGGAGTCCCAAATGCCCAGTGCCTCGCGCCGGAAGCCGCTGTCATCGAGGCGGCGGCGCAGCCTCTGAATGGACACCACCGGCGTCCTGTGTGGGCATGAAGCATTGCCCTTCATCCACTGATCCACGTCGTCAATGTCGGCATCGTCATCAGCGCCGCACTCGACCCACGCCAAATCGGTAGCGTCACCGGACCACGCCTCGCGCCGCATAACAGTGAACATCTCAGAGTTGTCGGTCGGCTTCGGCGGCGTTCCCACATAGGTGTGCAACCCAAGCCGGGACGTGTTCAGCGTGGCCAGCATGTCCTGCATAGCGCGCTGAGACAGGATCTGCGCCTCGTCGGACATCAGCATGTCAACGCCGGGAATGCCTCGGCCAAACCCACGCTCGCGAGCACCGAACAGAATCCGTGAACCGTTGGCAAACTCAACGGCCTCATCGCCGGAACCAAGAATCACCTTCTTGATAAACGGCTTGACCTTCTCGCGCTTACAGAAAGCCTGCACCGCCTGAAACGATTCACTGTTTGTCTTTACATGGTGAGACGTCCAGATCCCGAGCAAGCCGGGATACTCCACAGCCATCCCGAACATCACGGCAGTTAGCGTGAAAGTCTTTCCGACCTGCCTGGGCAAGCTCATGCCGAAACCGCCGACGGTGTGGGCAATCACGCCATCCTCACGATGAGCTAACAGCAGTCCCGCAATTCCGTCCTGCCAGCGATCCAGCGAAATGCCCAGGCGTTCGTCGCAGGTTTTTCGAACAGCAGGCCAGTACGAGCCGGTGATGCCAGTCGGAATGACCAGCTTTCTGGTGACCTCAGACAACTTCCGGTCGGCGCGATCCTCAGAGGTCTTCGGCGGGGTCCCACTTTTCGCGGGCCGTTTTCCCGATGCCACTAGACTCACCGCCTTCCTTCTCTCGGCGCTCTTCCAGGTCGCGTATCTCTTTCACCGTGTCCTGCAGTCGCCTAGTCAGCGGAGACAGATCACGCATGGGACAGTCCTCAATAGCCTCAGCGAGCCGATCGCGAATCGCGTACAGCAATTTCAGTTCATCGCCGCTGGCAGCAGCCGCTGAAACGCTCATTTTGACTCCTTCAACTTTCACACCGGAAGAACTCCAGCGCAGCGGGTGCTGGAGTCGCCGGCCTCCGCAGCAGGCTATCTTCGGCGCGGACCTCGGACAGCGGCCTGGCCTTTCGGCGCATATTGCACGGCTGACAGCTGCCTCGCAGATTTTGTCGCATGTACTTCAAGTCGGGCCGCTGGCTGACCGGAATTATGTGGTCGGCGGTAGTAGACCGACCAGTGCAGCAAGACAATCTCAGCCGACACAGCGGCTCTTCTTTGATGACCCTGAGGCGCAGCTTCTGCCAGCGATAGCTGGTGAGCTGCCCCCGGCCACGATTCACTGCTCGCCCTCCTGTACCCGAAGTGACCACGTTGACCCGGTGGTCGCTTCAATGCAAACGCTCTTACCCATTACCGCGGCGTCTGCCATAACAATCATGATGGCCTTAAGCCACGGCTCCGGCTTGGCATCCGACCTGATTGCATCCTTGAAATAGTCGGGCGGGGTAAACACCCACGCATCAAGAGTGTCGTCGAAGACAACTTCGTCATCGACAGCCAAATACACGCGAGCGGTCAACGGACCATTCTTTCGTGCGGACACTCAGGTGAAAGCTCGGCAAGGTTTCCGATCAGCTGTTTGCCGTCGACAATGATGAACGGTGAATCCGTAACAGTGAGAACAGCCAGTGGCTGCGAACGGGATTTATCGCATCGACAGTAGATGGGAACAACCCGCCTGCTGGAGTTGTCGACAAGTGCCTGCTCCCTTAGCTCGGCAACCTCATCCTTGGCGATCATCTCAACCTCGCCTTCGGATTCGATAAGAGCTGCGATGGCCTCTCCCAAAAGGGTAGCTGTTTCGTTGGCGAGGTCGGCCATTTCCTTCGGCATCCCCGCAGTTCGGAACTGTGGCAGGAAGATTCTGGGGCCATCCTGTTGGCCGGGCTGTGCGAGTCCTTCTCGCAAACCTTTCGCGATCAACTGGGCAATCCCGTTGTTGTCCACGGCATCAAAATTAGCGGCATGGCGCTAAAGATGTCAAAGGATACTCCGGTTTATGATGATCGTATGGCATCAAATAGATGGGAAGACGCCAAGTGTTGCAAAGCGCAACACTTGCCATGGACGGATGACTACGAACCGACGAAGCAGGAATTCGACGAGATGTCTTCTATCTGCGCCGAATGTCCACTTCTCATGGCCTGCGCTCGGTACGCATTAACCGAAGCGGCCGGCGGGTTCTACGCCGGTGTGTGGCTGCCCTGGCGAACACAACGAACAGCCCCACACCGGCGCGCGGCCCGCAGTCAACTGCGCGCCAAAGCCCTGGTCATGGCTTGATCCAGAACTTCGTCTGCGAATCCCTGACCAGCAGCCCTTCACTCTCCGCGTAACTCAGCGCGTTGCGCACCAGGTTGCGATCGCGTGAATGAATCGACTGAACGAGATCAGTCTCCTTAATCCCGAAAGCGCCAGCCCCCTCAACCCTCTTCAAGACGTTCTTCAACACCCGATCCGCGGCAGTCATCTGCTCGCTGACCTTGCTCCGCTCAGCGGCGGCCAACTCCGCGCCTTTGAGAACACCCCTATCCCTGAACTCATTGAGGCGCGACTCCTGGTAGGACTCTGACACCCGACGCAAAGTCCAATCAGAGACAGCGGTGACGATCTTGGCGAGCCGCCAGTCCTCCAAGGAGACCTCGGTACGCCCATCCATGTACGCCAAAGCAAATGCCACCTTCTCCTGGGCGAACAAGATGTGCCCCCGCACGCCGTCAACCTCTTTTCGCATGAAAGCTGCCCGAGCCTCGCGTATCTCTGCCTCCACTTCTTCTGGCACAGAGATCGACCCAGCCGCACTGAGCAGTTCCACCTGACGGGGAAACATGCCATTCAGGGTTCGCGCCAATCCCAAACCGTCTACCGGATACGGCGACGGAGTAGCGACCACCCGGCGATCCATGCCAGGAAACCACATCAGTCGCTGAACAGTTCCGCCGCCGTCCTCAAGCAACGTGCCAGCCCGTGACGGCTGCGCGCCGACAAGCATTGTCATCCGATAGGTGTGAGCTTCAACCGAACCCAGACTCCTGCCGCGATAGGTGAACCCCAAGCGCTCACCGGAAAAGCCGTTGCGGAGAACAATCGAAGTGGTCTGACCAGACCGATCCCCCATCGCGCCCAGAGCGTCAATCTCGGGAACGTCAAACAGCACCGATGTGACGTACTCATCCGGATCGTCGCCCCGACGGTTGAAGCACTCAACCATTCCCTCGCCGGATCCGATGGGCCGCACATCGACATTCCCGGTCACCAAGGCAGAAGCAACCGACATGGCGGTTCCCTTACCGCCGCCAGATTCCGCGACCAGCACGCCGTACCAGTTCAACGACCCCCGCCCGCCAATGATCGGCGGCAACGTCATACTTGGCGGCACCAACGTGAGAACGCGCGCAACGCACGCAGCGAACACCGCCCACGGTGCGCCCATCCGCGCCAAGGCCGCCTCATAGATAATCCGATGCGACTCCCGTGCCGACCAGAAGTCCTGCTCAATCGCCTCAAGCTCCCCGACAGGAACCTCTGTATCATCAGATCCGGCGACAGCCTCGGCGTCATCAGCCCGTTCCACGTTGGCGAATTGGGCGTCAGGGCTGTCGCCACTCCCCAGCATCTGCCGAAACCAGTCGAGAATCCCAGGCTGGGAAAGCTCTCGCGCCACATTGCCGTTGCTAATCATGCGGTTGAACTCGGAGAACGCAATGTCGCGTGGCCGCGTATCGCCCCGCGAAGGATCAGCCAGCACGGCGATGAACACCTCGCGCAGCAGCGACAATGCCGACTCCACACCCGGCTGACCCTCGGCGCCCAGCCGCAGAATCGCCATAACGTGACGCAGGCAGGTGTCATGTCGGGACATGCCCGGCATGTTCATCTCCTTGATTGCCTGCGCGAGCCTTGCCTGCACCATCTGGGACGGCTCACCGTCAGTGATCGCCTGGCGCGTATCGAACTCTGCCGACACGTCCAACGACTTCGGCGTCAGCCTCAAACCGTCGATCCACGGCTGCGGCAACCAGGGAATGTCCTCCAGTTCGGGCACGCCCATCAGCTGCCCCTGGGAGTTGCGCCACCAGTAATCCCGACCCTCGGGGTGGACCGACGGCCAGCACACCACATAGCGGTGATGCCTCTGAATGATCTCAATGTCACCGATAGACATTTCGGGAAACACGATGACGGTTTCCAGCAATGTGCCCGGCGGCACGCGAAACAACCGCAAACCCGAAACCAGGTCATCGTTACGGCTCGATGACTGCGGCCCATCCGGCAGCAGGCCCCATCTTCTTGTCGCTTCGGCGAACGCCTCCCCGCCCGTCTTGGCACCGTAGGCGTCGACATCGACACCGATGACGCCATCCGGCAATCGCAGACACAGATTGCCGTCCTTGTACAACTCTGCCCACTGGAGCACGTCAGCGTAGGACGGATCAGCACCGTCGTAACCCGTGAAACCTTTCGGTGGCGGCCACTTCGCGGCCCGGTTCAGCGGGAGGACGCCTCGCCAGCCCTTTTCCCAGTAGGTTTCAGCGGCAGCGCCGTAACCGATGTTCGCAGTATCAGGAAGCATCACTGTGCGTGCCCGCTTTCTTCGCCGGCCTGGAACGCCAGAGCGATTTCTGCGTCAAGGTCAGCCTCGGACATGACCACGAACCCAGCGTCGTTGAGTAAACGGATAATGGTGCCGGGCATCATGCGAGCCGGATGCATCTCATAGGCCTGCTGCAACCCGGCAAGAATGACGCTTTCAGGTGTCTTTTTCCTCACCTTCCGGCTCGGCCGGAGTCGAATCTTCACGGATGGCTCCCTTCGTCCAGGCCCGCGCTTTGTCCAGGGCCAGCTGCTGTGTAGTGGCGACACTGCCAAGAAGCCGCGTCACTCTGACGGCATCTTCGGGATGCCGGTTGATCCAATCAATCAGTCCGTCGCGGAGTCGGTTTACAGTTCCGATCATCCGATTCATGACAACACTCAACCCCTGAATTTTGTCCTGTGGATAGGCGAACCATCGTTGCCCTTCGTGCGTGAAGGTGGCGCGCGCGCCACCGGGGAGGCCGGTGCTGAAGGTGATCTTCTTCGTTTTGGTTTCACTCATTGGCGTGAGGCCCAGCCGGGGCGGGGGGGTGACGCCGCCCCGGCTGGGGGCTTCTCATCAGAACGGAGGCGCCGATGCTGCCATCGTGGCAGAAACGGTTGCCTTCGTCGCGTCGTCCATCGCCGCCCAGGCGACGTCGGAGATTGACGCCGGTTTCACCGGGGCCGGGGCTGCGGGAGCAGCCGGGGCTGCCGGAGCAGCAGCGCCATTCCCGAAATGGTCGGCAACGCCGGTTGACGGCGGCGCATACACAGCTTCGAAGTGCTTCGACGGGGACAGCCCAGGCCGGTCGGCCGGCTCGGTCCTGACGAACGTCACCGTCAGCGTGCCGCCGATCGCGGGTTCCTTGACCCCGGCTCGACGCAGGGCATCGCCGATGGCCCCTCGCATGTAGGACTTGACGTACAGCGTGCGTGCACCGTCATCGAACTGCGACTCAGGATCGCGCTCGGTGGTTTCGAGTTCGATCCTGACCTGCATCCGATCAGTGGGCTTACCCGTCTTCGGGTCTTGCACCGGCTCGGGCGCGTGGACGGCAGTGATGGTTCCAGTGATCGTCTTCGGGGGTTGGTCGGGCCAGGTGATCCCTTTACCGCCACCGAAGAAGCCGCTCAATGACATTTCTGATTTCCAATCTGTTGTGATGGGTGGCGTGTTGCGATTTGCAACACCTACCCGCGAGCAGAGCCGCGGGGAGATTTTTCGTAACAGGTGTCGCACGCACTCAGCAGTGCGGCACCACTGGTGATGCCAGAGTTGAGAAGTTCCCGATTTATGTCAGCCTCTGGCGTGTCGGTGCGAAAGCGCAGACCGCACACGGCACAGGTGAAGGTGCGACTCATGAACCGTCACCCCGGCATTGCAGCGGACCCTTGGGGTCGGGCGAATACCAGTTGCAATACTGACAGTCCAAAGTCTCCACTGGAAACCACATGTAACGATCGGGATTGTCGTCGATACGGAAGTCGTTGAGCAGGCAAAGGACCTGCTCGCGACGAATCAACACGGCATCCGCGACTGTCGGGTCGTAGTCCGTCTGCCAGACATGCAGGCTGTGCAGCGTTGCCCCGCGAGGGACGAACGCGATCGCTACCCGATTCACCTGGTGACCGGCGTTCTCAAACCCACGGGCATACAGGTGAACCTGGTTTCGGTAGACCGGCCCGGGATCTTTCCGATACTTCCGCAGGCGGGGTGTGCCCACGACCTTCCAGTCAATGACCGTCCCGGTATCGAGGTCGAACAGGTCGCACGATCCCGCCAGGCCGGGGGAAACTTCCACCCTGGTTTCGGTCAGCCACCGCTCCCGGCCCAGCACCTCGTTGGCATGCTGCGCGGCAGAGTCCAACCAGCTGTGGACTGCTGTGCCGATAATCGACGGCAGCGGATCGAATTGAGGGTTAGAACTCGGCTCGGCCATGGTGCCGTATGCCATCCGGCGCATACAGGGATGAGACACGTCGCTGGGGCCGAGGGCGACCTGACGATGGCGCGGTGTCGCGTCATTGCGGTGCCGGATCATCGACAGAAGGTCGTCGCGAAGCGGATCGCTCGCAGGCGGCTCGCTGTCGAAGAAATCCTCAACGTCACTCATCGACAATCTCGAACCGGCGAACCTCAGTGACCCGCTTGCAGGACTCGTAGAGGTCTGGGTAGGTGTCCCGCAGGAACTTCTGGTCGAGCGCGTTGCGTTTGATGTATTTCCAGGTGACCACAACATGACCGTCGAGTTCGCCTGTGTCGTTGTCGCCGAGGGCCTGTTCGATGGCATCCCGCGCCAGCTCTTCCGCGGCCTTGATTTCGGCCTTGCGCTGCTTCACATCTCTGAGCGTTTCGACCGCCCAGCGGAGTTTCTCTAGATCGACCGCCATGAGAAGACAGTAATCCTCATCACCGACGTATGTCAAGGATTACGACATTTTGGCGTGTCGCCGGGTATGTCATTGTTTCCGCTTGGTTCGGCAGGACAAGGAAGGACAAGGACAAGCAGGACAAGCCCCCCCTCCCTTCCTGCCCTCTCAGTACCCTCTTTCTTAATATATTATTATTATTTATTCAATCACGTATAGAGAGATGTCCGGAGTGAGACAGAAGGAGAGAGACAGGGGTCTGTCCTATGTCCTTCCTTGTCCTTGTCCTATTAGGACAACTAGGACAAATAGGACAAGTAGGACGTCCTGTTTTGTCCTACCTCTCAGGTGCGACACGCTGAATGTCGCAGTTGTTGACAAGCAGAGGCCGGCATGGAAAGATGGTTGCCGTGATGCAACTGCTCCAAGCCGTAGCCGCCTACATTGGCATCGCAGCGGGACTAGCCCTCATCGCCTGGCGGAGAATCCGCCCATGAACTCGCTGCACGCCGCCCGCATTGATACACCGGTCTTTTGGATCGTTTTCTCCCGGTAAAGGCGCACCCATGACTCCGGCACTCTCTTCGGAAGAGGTACGACCTGTGCGGGCGGCGGCGCAGCTGTTGCACAACGCAACAGGAGAGCAATGATTGACCCCCCCATCAACCCGTGGACTTCCAAGCCGACGGGGAAGCCACGCTGGCCCGACCTGAAACTTCACCCCGAACCGGAATTCACCTATCAAGCAATGGGGGCCGGAGTTCAATCCACTGCCATTGCACTGCTTGCCGCGAGCGGCGTCATTGAAAAGCCCAAATATGCCGTGTTTGTCGATACGGGGTGGGAACGAAAAGAGACCTACGACCACCTCAACAAGCTGAACCGAAAGGTGCTTCGTCCCGCCGGCATCGAACTTCACCGAATCTCCCGTGCTGCAGGGAAGAGTTCCTTTCTCCAGGACGTCCAATCTCAACACGCACCCGAGCTGATGCCGCTGCACATTAAAGACCCCAGAACGGGCAAGGAGGGGTTCACCCGCCGGAAGTGCACAAGCGTTTACAAGATCGCTCCCATGAAACGCTGGGTTCGGGTACAGCTAGGCGCTGAGATTCGCGAACAACGCTGCACATACTGCGACGGATTGGGAACCCGGAACACTCCATGGCTCGTCGCCGCAGGCGAAGTGGAAACATCCGGCCCCTGCTGGCCCTGCGAAGGAACGGGAACCCGGCAGCTTGTTAGCCAGATTCCAGACCGCAGCGCCTGGACGCGGTGCTACATCGGCTTTAGCACTGATGAGCTAGGCCGGGTAGGGGCATCACCGTACAGGTATGTGGTCAACCACTATCCACTCCTCGACCTCCGCATGTCGCGGGATGACTGCTACGACTACCTGTCCGACCAGGGTTGGGGCAAAACCCCTCGGTCGAACTGCATCGGTTGCCCATTTCATACCAACGCCGAATGGCGGAGGATCAAAGCAGATCCCGCTGAATGGGCCAACGCCGTCGAAGTTGACGAGAGCATCAGGAGAAGGCCTGGGCGCCGAGCGAACGGCTACCTTCACCGATCTAGGGTTCCCCTGGCCATCGCCGACATTTCGACTGGCGGTGACGATGAACTGGGGTCATGCTCTCCCTATGGATGCCGCTCCGGCGATACCAACTTTGCCGACCTCGACGACCAGCTGTCACTGTTCGAATGAGTGATCATCGAATGAGCACGACCTGGGTCGTTACCACGATCGCCGCTATGCAACCCGGGCACCAACCCGGGCACCACTACTGCATCCGATGCGGCCGACCCCACGGAGAAGGAGAATGTCTCCGTACAACCTCCGATAAGTGACATTCCGCATCGGTTCCATGTTCTCCGGCAGCGGCATCCTCGACCGCGCCATCGAACAGGCCACCGGCGGCACCGTCGTATGGCACTGCGAAACAGATCCCGCTGCATCTGCGGTTCTCGCTCAGCACTGGCCCGACACGCCCAACCTCGGCGACGTTCGCCGCATCAATTGGTCGCGGGTTCGCTGGGGGATTGGCCCCATTGACCTACTATGCGGCGGCTTCCCCTGTACCGACATCTCCAACGCCGGAACCAGGTCAGGGCTGCGTGCGGATACCCGATCAGGCTTGTGGTCCGAAATGGTTCGCGCCATCAACACCCTGCGGCCGCCGCAGGTGTTCATCGAGAACGTTCGCGCGCTACTCACGACACCAGCCAACAGAACTATCATCAGCACATGCCCGAACGGCGGCGACGGTGCGCGCCATAGCGTCGTGGAACCAGGCAGTGAAATCCTGGACACCGGAATCGGGGCAGTCCTTGGTGACCTGGCCGACCTCGGGTATGACGCAGAATGGGAAACTCTATCGGCGAGCAGAGCCGGCGCTCCCCATCAGCGCCAACGAGTTTTCATTGTTGCCCACACCGATCGCTTCTGACGCCACCCGCGGGCCGCACTGGAACAGTCGAACGGGCGCCAGCCTCGCCTTTGCCGTTCTCCGCGCCCACCGGGACAGCACCTGGGATGCCTACCTCCCTGCAATTCAACGGTGGGAAACGGTCACATCAGCAGAGGCGCCACCAGCCGTCGAACCCAATAAGCACGGCAGACCGCGCATCTCGATTGCATTTGTGATCTGGATGATGGGCTGGCCCGCCGAATGGCTCACCGGCAGTCGCGTAAGTCAACTTACGCTGCTCGGAAACGGTGTTGTGCCACAGCAGGCGAAACTGGCAATCGAAGGACTGGGCATCGTCACATGAACCCCGACCTAACCAACCCCGACAGCATGAATCCCACTTGGCGGGACGGCTATCACAACGGCTACATACAAGGGGTTGGAATCGTCATAGCCTTTCTCGACCACGTCGCCGGAATTGCCCCCGAAAGAGACGCCGACTGGACGAAGCAGTTAGCGGACAGCCTGCGTAAAGCCGCGGCGAACATTCCTTCCCGCCCCCGAGCGACCAATGATTGATCCCAATCCGCACATCGTCGCAGCCGTCGTTATTTCCTGTGCGTCATTCGGGCTATCCCTGGCCGCTATCGCTCTCGCTGTCGTCGTTACGATTGGCCGATGATCTGGTGGATGTTCACCTTGCTGCTTGTCTCAGTTCTCCTGGGGATAGTCATTCATGTGAACAGCTAATCGCTTTTTCGGTGGCATACTTAATGCCATGAGCATCGACTATCGAGGCGAGAAGTTTTCCGGCTACAACAAGCCCAAGCGCACCCCTAATCACCCCAAGAAGAGTCACGCCGTCCTCGCCAAGGAGGGCAGCCAGGTCAAACTGATCCGCTTTGGGCAGCAGGGCGTGTCCGGCAGTCCGGCTCGACCCAACGAATCTCAGGCCGACAAGAACCGCCGCGCGTCCTTCAAGGCCCGCCATGCTCAGAACATCGCAAAGGGCAAGATGTCCGCTGCCTACTGGGCCAACAAAGAGAAGTGGTGACGTGAGTGTTGCAGAACGCAACACACAACCTTGGCCCCCGACTTGGCGATAACGATGAGTCCACTATCCGCCACGCCCTGACTTTGGCCCCCGCCGGGCATGCCGTCGAGTTTGGCGTTGCCACCGGACGCACCATCCGCATCATCCGCGATTATCTACCCGTCACCGGGTTCGACTCGTTTGAAGGACTCCCCGAAGACTGGCGCCCCGACTTCCCCGCCGGGTGCTTTGCCTGTCCTGTTCCAGACGTTCCCGGCGTCGAACTTGTTATTGGCCTGTTTGAGGAAACCCTTCCCCGATGGATGCCGCCGGCCCCGATCAGCTTCGTCCACATCGACTGCGACCTCTACTCGTCGACCGCCACGGTGTTCGCGCACATCGACCGGCATCTAGCTTTTGGTTGCATCATTGTCTTCGATGAGTTTCACGGGTACGCCGGCGCAGAGCATCACGAACAGCGAGCCTGGGAAGAGTACATCGACCGCACGGGCCGCAGGTTCGATGTGATCGGCCACGGTCGCGAGCAGTACGCCGTAAAGCTGGCGGGGTGATATGTACGACGCCCATGGGGATGAACCCTCTATAGCGGAAGCATTCGCTGAGGTGGATGAACTCTCGCGGATGGTGCGCGAACTGACCGAGGTCAATCAGGCTCTCACCATTGAGAATCGAAAGCTGCGGCTAAAGCTAAACCGGCCGTGGTGGCGGCGAGCCTAACGCTTCGCGTTCGCACGTCTGTGCGAGTCAATTTTGGGCCGACCGTTCCAACCTGCATCTTTGGCGCACCAAGCCTCGGTCGTGATGCTGCGCGCGTCATTCTCGGACTAGTCAGATTCATAGTGGATAGATCAAAGCC